TCGACTCCGGGACGCGCCTCCAGTTATACCTCGCCCGGGTGGTGAAATCGGTAGACACAAGGGATTTAAAATCCCTCGATCGCAAGGTCGTGCGGGTTCAAGTCCCGCCCCGGGCACCATATTGAAAAACCAATAAAATCAAGTAGTAGCAATGTCGTTTAAGCCGCCTCTTCGGGCGGTTTTTTTGTTTTCTTACATGCCTTCCTAAAATGCTTTCCTAATATATCACTTCGTTTTCTGACCTCCGACAACCGGAACTACCATGATCTTCCTGTTGTAGCGTGCTGTTTGCTTCACGTCTTTGTGCCCAGATATTTCCTGTTTGGTGTAAATGTTGCCTTCGAGATCCGATATCCCTTTTGCTTTCAAATCATGAAATGTGAAATCAAAATCCATATCAGGATATGCAGCTTTAGCCTGTTGTTTCGCTTTAAGCCATCGGCTGTTGAAACCGTCCCTTGTATACTTTGCTCCAGACGGCTGGTGAATAACAAAGATACTGTTCATACCCGATTTGAGGGGGAGGTTAGCAGCCTGACCAATAACGTCCTTCAATCTGGGCGACCATCCCTTTATCTGAGTTACCGATGTTTTACTTTGCTTTATAAGAATTCCTTCGTCGATTATCTGGCTCTTTTTGAGTTCAAGTATGTCCGCTTGCCGTGCACAACAGAGATAAGCTAATTCCATTGCAATTTTGACCACTTCAGGAGCAACACTGTGGAGCCTGGAATATTCAGAATCGGTGACATAACGATCACGCGCCTGCTCCTTGAACTGCTTTACGCCTTTAGTCGGATTATGTTTCACCAATCCCCGTTCATACCCCCACCTAAAAACCCTAGACATAAAAGCTTTCTCACGGTTAGCCTGAGTCCGGCTTTTCAAACCGCGCTTGTCCATATACTTCCTTACATGCTCCGGTTTTATTGCATCTGATGGCATATCGCCAAATACGCTTAGAACCTTCACCGAGTACTTTCTGTAGTCCTTCTGCGTTTCAGCAGCCAACTCAAAGAAATCAGGTGACTTAAAAAACCGTTCAGCTAACGACTTGTAGGTTTTTATGTCAGGAGTTTCATTTATCAATGCCTCATAAGTTGCCCAAACTTTAGACTGAGGACTGTCAAGATTGCACAGACGCATAGCGCCACCATTTTTGGGATGGAACTCGTAAGCAGACTTGCCCCGGTATACACGCGGCGGCATCCAGTTATCCTCTTTGTTTTTTCTGGTCCGGGCCATTAATCAAGGGCTCCAAAATTTGGCTCACTGCTGTCATGAATTTGCTTGCTACGCGATGAAAGGGGTTCATTAAAATGTTGCCAGGTAGTTCGGGGCCTGCCATCCTTGCGCACCATGAAGAAAATCCCTGCTTCTTTTAGACACTGGCATTGCTTTGATGGCATCTTATAACCAGTTAGTTGCTCAATTTCGTCATCAGAAATGATGTCATTACTGGAATGGTTCATAGTCCACGCCCTCGATGTTTTTACGCTCGATTTCTTGCAGAAGTAATTTCGCCATGCAGTGCACGATATTTTCTCGCGGCCAGAATTCCATGAGGCGTTTCAGGTGCCGCGGATCTCGTGCTAGCTGATCGTTGTGCGCGATCATCATTTCGGTGGCGGTGATGTGTCTCATAGTCCAACCCCGTGATTTTCATTAGGTGGCGTATTAACACTTGTAAATTCACGGACTTTAGCCGAGAAGCGTTCAGCCTCGCTGGCCAAACCTTCCAGCCCCCGCCACGTGGCGAGTGCACCCGTATGGCGAATGAAGCGCACAGCGTCAGCAACTTCCTTGACTGCCCCATAACCATCGATTGAAAGCCCCGTTTCTCGTTCGAATTCTGCGAGCTTTTCAATAGCTAAATTCGCTTTTGTTGCCCGATAGTCAACCTCACGTTGCAAACGATCAGTAAATTCAGCCTCTAATCGCTCACGTTCCCGCGAGACTGCTGCCGCCATGACAGCTTCATCTACGCCACCCGCCCGGCGCAGTATGGCCGCCATGAAGGATTTATTAACAGGCACTGATTCCAGCTTTGGCGCTGCCACCATCTGGCGAATAATGCCAGCAGCGCTAATGTCGTAATGCCCCCACGTAGGGGGAAGCTCGCCAGGCTTAATAAGTTCTTTCGGCGCTACAATCCACCATCGATCGCAATACTGCTGAACCGTCGATGATTTCTCAGGGTTTTTCAGCTCACGCAGCCAATCGCCGCGACTAACCTTAATTTCGAAACCATGAATTTCCATTCCCCGTGATGGGTACATGTTCATGGCCACGGCGTCTGCCCAGCGGCGCTGATGCATTCCTGTACCATCAGCAACTTCGAAAAATATTGACCATTCTGGAGAGCAGAAACGAGCGCGGAGCGCTGATTTAACGTTTGGTGTTTTCATTGTCCCGTTCTCCGTGTTTCAAATCGTTGTAACGTTGAAGGAAAAGCACACGTGCCTGGCGGGGATTAAAAGGAGAGATAATGAAGTGCGTCGCTGGTTCAATCCCGTCCAACATCTGCCAGTAAGTGCCATTGTCAAAATCGAGGTCGCGACGTTCGGTCGCAAGCATGACCAGATCCGCATGTTTAACTTGCTGGCTCATCTCTGGAGGAAGGCCATATTTAGCGGCAATGACTTTCTCAACCCGTTTGATGATGTATCGGTAATCGGGTAGTAAGCGCTTAAGCGGCGAATTAATGTCGCTGCAGTATGCCTCGGCGGCATCGTGCAACAGGGCTTCGAGCGCGAACTCTGGTTCTACCAGGTAGCTGACGTGAACTGAGTGCTGCGCCACGCTGTAAAAGTCCTGCACGTGACCGGTGAAGCGGCAGATATTGGAAAGGGCGCAGGCGATATCTTCAATGCAGATACTGTCAACAGAAGGGTTGAGGTAATCAAAGTGCTTGCCGGACTGAGTGGTTATCCATGACATGGTAAAATCTCATAATAAAACCGCCTCAGCTGCAGGCGGTTATGGTGAACGGTAATCAATAATTTGATTGTTTTTCAGCAACGCATTGCTAATAACTTCTAAGCACCGTTGATTGCGGCGCTGTCGAATTTGCTTCACTATTCGCCAGCTGGTGGGCCAGTTTTTCCAGATCGGCAGAGCTGATTTTGTACTGTTCACATAGAGCAATGATGGTGCTAAGCGCGAGCGAACGCATGGCCTCGTTGAGGGCGAATTCAGTGGGGATGGTTGTCACTGTCATAACAGGCACATTCCCGCCACTACACACAGTGTCACAATCAATGGAACCAGCCAGTGACGCTGCTTAGGGTGGAAATCAGAGCCAGTCAGGCGATGTTTGAACTGCTGGCGATCTACAGGGCTCATGAGATACGTCTCCTTGGTTTGCCCTGGCGCGCAGCCGGGACGCGGATTGTTTGCTGGTAAAGGTTGGCGCAGCCTTTGTCGCTGCAAAATGAGAGGGATTCACTCCGGTTCCAAAAGCGGATTATCCTGCGCTTAATGTCCGATGGATGCCGGAATCGGGCACAGTATTCGCACAGCTCTGACTCAATGAATTCGGTAGCAGACTCGAGGAACAGCCATTCAAAATGACGATGGCGTTGGCCGTTCTTATCGATGTAATAAACAAATGTTTGATCTTCGCCCTTGTAATTAGGCTCGATGCTGCAGCCATCGAAAATGACGTTGCGATTACCGATGCGGATCGGCGTACCCTTAGGCAGTTCGCTAATGCGCTGCCGCGTTAGTTTTGGTATGAAATCCATGGATACCTCGGAAGGCTAAAAAGAAGTAAAAAAATGCCCCTGAGGTGGGGACCAAAGACTACACTCCGCGCTTTTACAGGGAGATAATGCAGGTGTTATTCACTGTTTAAGTTGTTGCCAAAGAGAATCGAAAGACGAGTAGCGCGGCCATATCTGTTTTTGATCACTGTATTTTTGTAAATGATGATATCTGCGGATAGACTGGCCTCATCGGATGCTCGACTCAGTGCTCCGAATCCCAAAGGCAATTCAGGATTTTCAATATCTGAGTCATCAATAAACAAAACTCGTACATTTTTAGCTTCTAACATGGGAACCCCTATGGATAAGGAATTTGAAGGTGATGTTTACGTCCTGCTGTATAGCGAAAATCAAGGATTCTTTGCTGTTGAGAGGCTTTCAGATCTGATCAAACGGAATATGGACCTGTTTGTTTCAGGTATCTCTGTTGATTACGCCGTTATAGGGATGGGTGAAACCCGCGATGACATTGAGATAATTAAGCAGCGGTTAATAGGCATTCGTGAGCGTTATCAGGATAAAAATTCGTCCTGAAAAGGGCGTTGTGGTGCCAGGTGCTGATCTTCTGGTTGTCTCGATGGACTGCAATTCACCACAACGAAAAGAGCACTACCGCATTTCTGCCGCCCTATCCTGGCGTTTGGTACTGCAACGGCTGCGAAATTGTTTTTTGCATGCCAGCGCTCTTTTCGTTGTGTGCTGGCCCCATCCTCCAGCTTCAAGCCCGCGTTTACTTTTAAGTCCAACTAAACTGCTGCGGTATTCCGGACTTTGCCCTGGTGAGGCGTTAACCTTTCTTGGCTGACGCTAAAGCTTCGCAAAACTCGGCAAAGCTCAGCACTTCTTCGCCTTCTTTCAGACTTTCAAAATATTCTTCGTAGGCTTTATCCATCTTTAATTTCCCCGTGCGATAAGTTGGCCAGTTCGTTTTGATGCTGCGCCTGCTATCCCACGCAGCTCAAAAGAAACTACCGCCACACTTTCGCAGTGGCCGCGCTCATGCCCTTGAGTTCTTAACTCCGGTTCATCTCAGTTCCCCGTTGGCCCTAACCAGTGCGTAATTGGCAGTTACGCTGCGAAACCGGCGCTTCTTTTCTTATTTACCCTCACCAGATGCAAAGCTGGCTCTCAACGCGGAGACTCGGGGCAGCATCATTACAGCTGCATTGCCATACGGCTACGGTCTTACCGCTTTACTACTTCATCTGTTTATCTCCTTTCGGTTATTAAAAAGCGCTTTTGTAACAGTTGTACCCTCTGCTTTGCTCACTGTGCTGGCGTATGTTTTGCCTCGCCTGTAGCACCTTCCATGATGTCGCAGGGAGTGAGCGAGCTGCGTACTGTCTGCCTTGATACAGAAGCGCTTGCCAAATTTTTAAAGAGCGATAAATTTGTGGTGCAGGATGAATATATTGCGTAATGCGCATATGCGTCAAGCGCATATTTTGTGATTTGGATGTAGAAGTGCAGATAAAAAGTTTTAACTTTTTGTTTTTGAATGGATTAAAAACGCGTTTTTTTGCGAGGTATACAAAAAAACCCGCAAAGCGGGTTTCAAGATTGGTTCATGGAGGGGTTAGCCGTGTCGCCTGAATTGCTGTGTCTGACTTAACATCACTCTACCAGACACATGTAGCAGCTCAGATTCTTCAGGGGTTATAGTCCATTCTCGATATTTGGAATTATCAGAGATCACTATCAAGTCGTTTTTAACTTTTTGCAATCGCTTAACAAATGTATCGCCATTAAAATCAAAAACATAAATCCCATCGCCATCAAAATAGGTGACTCGCTGATCTACAAAAATTAAGTCTCCCGGCTCAATAGTGCCTTGCATACTATCTCCACGGACGTTGATCAGTTTCACTTTTTCTTGAGGAATAGAACCAAAAATTAGTTTGGCTTGCTCAGGTTCATATTCTATCGAACGTATAACTTCAACCAAATCACGAGATGGTGAGCCATTGCCTGCGCTTGCAGAAACTTCAAGTACATCAACCCTGTACACATCATTCCTCCTCGCCTGAATCAGCGAATCAACACTGTATGAAAGTACAGTATCATTAACATCATCAGTTGAGAATAGCTCCGAGGCTGGTACATGAAGCGCAGCGGCAATTTTTATGATCTGGGCATGACTGTACCCCTGTTTACCACGCTCTAATCGTGACAGGTTCCCTACATCGCTCTCCGCAAGCAATGCCAATTCATTCAATGTCATTTTTTTCGCCTTGCGGATTTGGCGAATTTTTTCTCCAACATTCATATGCGTATTTGAAATCATTTATGCGTCACTCGCAAAGCGTGTTGCGCAAATTATGCGAATACAATAATATGCGTACAGCGCATTAAATGAGGGCGTCACATGCAAAATATGCAAACACCACTACGAAAAATGCGTGAGGAGAATGGATTAACGATCAGTGAGGTAGCCTTAGCCGTAAAAATCGATGTTGGAAACTTGAGCCGCATTGAAAGGGGCATCCAAGTAACGTCGATCGAGACTGCAGAAAGAATCTCAAGATTTTTCAAAGGTAAAATCAGCGAGATGCAAATTCTTTATCCGCAGAGATACGTCTAAGGACACTCGTCTTTCAGTTAAACATCCTATTCACGCTTTACTTCCAGCTGAAAAGCTGGAGTCAAGTCAATCAGATATCAGGCATTCATGGAGAAAAATTAGATGGATTCAATTGCAATTTCGAGCAATTCGGTACGAGTTAACTGCAAGCCGGAAACACTGGAGAGTTTTTTCCACCGACAGGCTATGACTCAGGGTAATAAGGCTTTGGCTATCGATATGGGTATTCATCCATCTGGCCTAAGCCGTAACAGGATGAGCATTTGCAAATTGGCTTGTCGGATGATCCACCAACTGGGGTTGCCAGAGGGATGCATCTCGGCGCCGGGCTGTGAACAGAACGTAGTGCTAACCGGTGAAACAGCTAAAGCGCTTCTATCAATGCTTGAACACATTCGTTTAAGTGACGGGGGCGCTGGTGGATGAAAGGTTTGTTGAAACCAACAAGCGCTTTAAGGACAAGCGCGGCGTTGTCGTGCGCATCATCAGTTACGACAGGCAGGAACGTAGGGTTAGCTTCATGCGGCCCGACTACGAACATTTGTGCTGTGTGCCGAAATGGTACTTCGAGAAGTATTTCATCGAGGTGGGAAAGAGCGACTGAACAGCGGGAACTGTCCAGTCTTGTACAGCGTTGCTTTTGGGAAGCGAGGTCAATTATGCAACAGAGACGACGTAAACCGCAACAGGAAACCATTGTACATAAAGACATGGCGCGCGATGAACTTGCACGCCAGTTTTCACCGGATGCCGGCCGGCTACTTCGCCAGGCTCTTGAGCAGGCAAAGCGAGAGAGGTCCGGTCATGAGTAATACAGCAGAAATTATCCAATTCAGCGCCCGAAGAGAGCGTGAGGAGCAGCGCGTGGCCGATACCGATGATGGCTTCATGCGTGTCGCTAATGAGCTAACCGATCAGCTTCTTATAGCTGATTTAACGGCTCGTCAGTTAAAAATCATGCTGGCTGTGATGCGTAAAACCTATGGGTTCAACAAGTCCATGGACAGGATCACCAACACTCAAATCGCCGCTATGACCGGCATCCACCACACACATGTCTGCTCGTCTAAGCGACAGCTTATAGATCGTGGTTTTTTAGTGGAAGGTGGTTCTAAGGTGGGCATCAATAAGCATATCTCAGAGTGGGATATGAAAAAGATTAGCCAAAACAGCGAATCTTTAGCTGATTCGGCTAATGCTAGCCATATTGGCGAATGTTTAACTGATTCAGCTAAAAAAAGTTTAGCCAACCCAGCTAATACCCATTCGCCAAATCAGCTAAACACAAAAGACAATATTCAAAAGACAATAAAGACAACTGATACATCTGCTGGCGCAGACGATGTGTCGCAATCACCAGGAGATGATCAGGCATTACAGGAAGCAGTTCAGGTACCTGAGGAACCCAAAAAGCCGGCCTTTTCCTGTGAAGAGGTTTTAGCGGTTTACCACGAAGTTCTGCCTGAGGCTAAAGCCGTTCGCCTGCTTAGCGACAAACGACGCAACCAGATCCGCACGTTCTGGAAGAAGGCGACCAAAATGACCCGCCAGCTGGACGGCGTACCCTTCACACTAGAATCATGGCGTCAGTACCTGACTTACATCGCTGAAAACTGCCGGTGGATGCTGGAAGACCGTCAGGATCAGCGTTCCGGGCGCGTCTGGCATCGCAAAGGGCTGGAATATTTTCTCAACGATGAGACCTATCTGCTGGTGAGAGAGGGGGCGAAGGATGATCGCTGATCCAAAAGTTATGCCTCAAAACATCGAAGCTGAGAAATGCGTTATTGGCAGCGTCATGCACGGTACCGGAAATGAGCGTGTTGAAAACGTCCTGGCCAGACTCAAACCGGAATCATTTTATCTTCCACAGCACAGGCTGATTTATGCAGAAATGCAGGCTCTGAATAAAAACCAGATGCCGGTTGACCTGCTGACGCTGGCCACTGCTTTGGACAACAAGGGCGTGACTGACAGCGTCGGTGGGTTTGCCTATCTGGCCGAACTGTCCCGGTTTGTTCCCAGCGCGGCAAACATTACTGCCTATGCAGACGAAGTTCGTGATAAAGCCATGTTGCGTTATGGCATAGAAAAAACCACTGAAATGATGGCTTATTTCTATGAGGCGAATGGTCTGTCAGCTGCCGAACGCTATGAGGCGGCTCAGCGGGTATTTACGGACCTGGCCGATCACGCACGCACGGGCAAGCGCACGGGTTATCGCCCTTTCATGGACTGGCTGGGCGACTGGTCAAAGGAAGTCGATCAGCGATTCAACGATCCGGAATCTGTCCGGGGCCTGACAACCGGCATACCAAGCCTTGATGCGCTGATGGAGCCAAAACTCATTGTCCGGGGCTCACTTTTCGTTATCGGTGCGCGCCCGAAAATGGGTAAAACCACCATTTTGCAGCAGATGGCAATTAACTGTGCGCTGGTGGAAAAGAAAACCACGCTGCTTTTCAGCCTTGAAATGCCGGGGATCCAGATGGTTGAGCGTACGATAAGCCAGCTGGCGCGAGTGAATTCCGAAACGTTCTATCCCGATAAATTTGATGACATGCAGTTTTCTATGGCCAGTGCAAAAGCGATGGAACTGGCTGAAAGCGGGAATATTTTCATGGATGACACACCCGGGATAACCCTGTCCTACATTCAGGCCGAGTGCCGCCGTCTCAAGCGTGAAAAGGGCTCTCTCAGCATGGTGCTGGTGGATTACCTTACCCTGATGAAGCCTGAAAAATCTGAGCGAACAAGTCTGGGCTTTGGTCTGATAACCCAGGGTCTGAAGAACCTTGCTAAAGAGCTGGGATGCGCTGTCGTACTCCTCACACAGCTTAACCGTGGTGTGGAAGGCCGTTCGGTCAAACGTCCTCGCCCGAGCGACAGTCGAGAAACAGGCTCGATTGAGCAGGATTGCGATTACTGGGTGGGGATCCATGCTGACGAGGATGAAAACGGCATTCCCGATCTGTCTCTTACTGAATACATCCTGAGTCTCAACCGCCATGGCCGCACAGGCATCTGCTACGCAGAGCAGCGTAACGGTGTGCTTTACGAACTTGACCAGTACCACGCTGCAGAGATGGCCCGCACACGCACAGATAACAAAAACCACAAATCAAACAAAAGAGGTGGATTCTGATGTTACAGATCTACGAGATAACCCCGCTGGGTAAACCCCGACAGACACAGCGTGACCGCTGGGCCAGGCGTCCGGCGGTAGTGCGTTACCGGGCATTTTGCGATGAGGTACGCCTGCATGGCATCACGCTGCCTGACAGTGGCTGTCACATCACGTTTGTGTTGCCTATGCCTGACAGTTGGAGCAAAAAAAAGCGTACGCAGTTCACCGGTAAGCCCCACCAGCAGCGGCCCGATGTCGATAATCTGCACAAGGCTTTGATGGATGCCGTGTTTGAAGAAGACAGCGCCGTATGGGATGCACGTATTACAAAAATCTGGGGAGAGAAAGGGCAGATAAGGATCGAGAGCATTGCCTGAAACAACATACGCAGCAAAATTCAGTAAGGAGAATCACCTTGAACCTCGAAAGCACGATAAAGTTTTTCGCACCAAAATCACCTATGTTCAGCGATTCTCCTCGGGCAACAGCCAGTGACAGCCTGGATATTTCGGATGTGATGGCATCCTTCGGGCTGACTGGCGCGCAGGCTCGTTTCGGATTTGAGTTATTCCTTTCAAAGCACGGCATCACGTCCAGTGATCGCGCCGTTGAGATGTTAACTGAATTCGGTCTGAGTAAGGCGGGGCTTTTCCGGGCAGTCGCCGAACTCGATGAGAATATTAAACCCGAATTTGTGCAATTGCTCGCAACGTTCGCCTACATGGATTACTCGCGCAGTGCGGCAAGTAAACGCCCCTGTACATGTTGCGGTGGTACCGGGTTTATTGATACTGAGGTAGTCCGCACAAAGTCACACATGCCGTTCCCTGCGCGCGACTTTGTCAAAGCCTCTGTCCGTATGGGCGTTGAAGGCTTTACACCGTCCAGTTATGAAAAAGTCAGAGAGGTAAGAGAGATTCAGAGTGTCCGTTGCGGCACCTGTGAAGGGAAGGGCGTGATCAGCAATGCGTGTCGTTGTCATGGTAAGGGCAAAGTGCTGGACCTTGAGCAGAGCGAGATTCAGGGCGTACCTGTCATGAAAACCTGCACTAAATGTACCGGCCGCGGCTATGCGCGACTGCCTGCTGAAACTGTGCGGCGAGCTGTTGGCTATGCCGTTATGACAGTAAGCCAGCCAACATGGTCACGAAATTTTAAACCGTTCTATGAAGCGCTAATTACTCAGTGTCATAAGGAAGAGTCCATAGCGGGGGAGATGCTGCAGCGTGTCACCGGAAACGGCGAAATCAGGCGTATTAAGCAATAAGATTTATCTCATGTATTGACGGCGTGAATAAAATGGACCATTATCACGCCAATGATGGGATTTCTGCGTGCTGTTCATCAGTTAGAAATCCCGATAATCGGTCTTAATGACATCCAAAGCGCCCTGCGGTCTTAAAACTGCCAGGGCGTTTTTTATTTCTGGTATCTATCTCTTGATGGTCTTTGCATACAGAGTTATCTGTATGTCACTTACGGTTTTTAAAGTGAAAAAAGACATGTTTAATCATGAAGATATGACTGATTCGGCACAGGCTATTTTACATTTCCTTCCCGTTAAATGGACTTCCCCGGATAAGGTTTCAGAGATGACAGGAATCACACCGCCAAAATGCCAGCTTATTTTGACTCAGCTGGCTATGGCAGGTCTGGTGGAAGATTTATCGGGGTGCGGAGAGAATTTCAGGCGCTGCGGATAACCCGCAGCATTCACGCTGTGAAAATGGGCGGCTGGCAGGGTGTTGGAGCACCTTACCAGCCATTCGCTCATGGGTAAGATCATAAGCAAACCGAGGCCCACTGCTTTAGCGCAAAAGCACAGTGAGCCTATCAGAGTAAAGCTTAGGGATCTATGGAAAATACTGTATATTTAAACAGTTTTAATCTGGTCAATGCTGATTCACTGCAATTCATCAAAACCCTTCCAGACAGTTCTGTTGACCTTATCGCCACTGACCCTCCTTATTACCGTGTTAAAGCGTGTAAATGGGATAATCAGTGGAAGAGTGAAGAACATTACCTTTCGTGGTTGGATGAGCTTCTTTCAGAGTTCTGGCGGGTACTTAAACCGTCAGGCAGTCTTTATATGTTTTGTGGTTCCCGCCTGGCAGCTGACACCGAATTACTGGTTCGCAACCGGTTCGATGTATTGAGTCATATTGTGTGGGCCAAACCGCACGGCCCATGGATGAGGCAAAACAAAGAAAGTCTGCGGGCTTTCTTCCCTGCGACGGAACGAATTATTTTTGCTGCGCATTATGCCGGGCCTTATAAACCGCAGAGTAATGAATGGTCAGAAACCAGGAACCAGTTAAAGCAGAATGTATTCAGCCCTTTGATAAGTTATTTCCGGGGCGCAAGAGAGTCTCTTGGCGTTTCCTCTAAAGCCATTAACGAGGCAACAGGGACCAGCATGGCCAGCCACTGGTTTAGTGGAAGCCAGTGGCAGCTACCCGGTGAAAAACATTACAAACAGCTGCAGTGTCTGTTTGAGAAAATCGCCGCCGAAAAGCAGCAGGTAAGTTTACTGGAAAGGGGGCATGGTTCGCTGGTGGATAACTGGCAGATCCTCGACAGAAATTACAGGGAATTGCTGAAGGAACATGACTACCTCAGGCGCCCTTTTTCAGTCACAGCGAAAGTGCCTTACACTGACGTCTGGACGTATGCGCCCGTTGCCTTTTATCCCGGAAAACATCCCTGTGAAAAACCGGCAGAGATGATGGAACACATCATCAAAACCAGTAGCCGTCCTGGCGATCTGGTCGCTGATTTTTTTATGGGTTCTGGCGCGACTATCAAAGCAGCGATAAAGCATGGAAGAAGGGCGCTCGGGGTTGAACTGGAGCGTGAGCGGTTTGAGCAGACGTTGGCTGAAATCAATAGGTAAAAATTAGCACTGGGCAGACATGCCACGCTGTTAATCACAGTAGTACCAGATAAAAAAATCCCCGCCAGCTACAGGCACGCGACTGGCGGGAAATGGACTATCACTTAGGGGTTATTATATTTTTCATAGAGTTATCACAACTACGCACTGGAATCGTAGATTAACTCAGTAGGTTTTAATCAGGTAAGTAGATTAATTTTTTGCGTGATAATCACTCATTTGACATTTTCATTACAGCCTGATTCTTGTTTATGCTGGTACTAATGCGGTGAATCCCCTAAGCGGTGGAGCTTAATCAGTAATAGAGACTGCAAAGCGGCTTTCGGTACTGATTCTAAGAGTCATCGGGAGGCACCCGGCGCCGCAGAATTTTCGCCGGAATTCATATCCCTTTGATGCTGGTTACTGGTGGGTCTTTTTTATTGTTTGGTTAATACATGCGTGTTAAGAATTTATCCAAAAAAAAGCCGTTGACTAAAGGCCAACGGCGGAAAAAGATTGCAAAGGTAAGTACGCGCCAATCTCTCAAATTTGGCAGGCACACTCTAATTTTTTTTGAATAATTCCATCAGCCGATAAGCAGCAACTTTGGCGTCTAATTGCAGGATTAATAGGTTCAAATAAGAAAAGCTTAACTGTATCGTAGATGCTAATGCGGTGAATCCCCCTAAGCGGCGGGGCAAAACCAGTAAATACTAAATGCTGCGGGTCAGGTTCTGGTTTTTCTGACTCACCGGGAGGCACCCGGCATCGCATACCTGTTACCACCGCTGTCGCAGCACTCTAAAACCAGCTTTGGTAGCCAATTAAATCAGCTGTACTTAAGTTTAGTTTTGGTAGTACTAAAGGATAGTTGTTGTTATGGCGGAAAATATACAAAATTGCTTATGAATTTCAAAAAAAATCCCTCAAGTCATCTAAGGTCTCGGCAACCAGGTAGGGATGACAAGAGGGAAGCCAAAACGGCCAACTCCAGGGAAAATCCTTAATAATCATAACACAGATTTATAAATATTTTGATTGATTAGAGTCAATAACTGAAGCCTGCTTATGCAGGTTTTTTTATGATTTTGAATTTTGGCTATTAATTCCATAATGGTTTTTTATGCTTACCCTTTGTCAGTGCAGGGTTTATATTTTGTGATTCAGGCGCTGGACGTTCCCATTTAGAGCAAAATATCGTAATGGATTCTTGGCAGAACTAGTGGTTATCAGATTTGTCTTATACCTTCCTTCGTTACAGAAAGGGAAGGGTTTTGAAAATATCGAAAAGAGTGACATGGCTGTTGATGTTATTGTTTTGCGTGGTTGTATGGGGCTTGATAGTCACTGCGGTTGCTTTCGCTGGAGAGGACAGAAAGTTCACTCCTAAGACTCAGCCCGGCCAGTCAAATTCTCAGGTTGATGAGGAAAAAATCAGGAAGCTAGACCTCAATGCACAGCAAAAAAAATTCATTGAGTCGTTAATTGAATCACCGTCAGAAAAATTAAGCGGTAACTAAAGAGTCAACGAATTTTTTAAAAATAGCCCAAAGGCCGCTTTCGAGCGGCCTTTTTTCTTTGGTGCAAGAAACGTTACATGCCCCGTGGTTTTGCAGAAACAGTTTTGCTTTGCGCATAAAAAAAGCCGCGCTTACTTGGGGGGGCGCGGCAAAAGTAGGACCAATGTAGTCGGAACTTAGGTCAGGGCCTGAAATGACCCTGAGCAGTTTATACTCTTAATCCCTCTGTGATTTTTGATAATTAATGTCTTCAAAGATGCTGCGGCCCCTGAGATTTCCACCTTCAGCAGGGGGGTAATAAGCATCAGATACTTTCAATTCCCTCGTGTTGAGTGTGTTGCACACTTCTTTTACTCACAGCTTCCGTAACCAACGGAGGTCTAATCATGGTTAAAAATATGCCCGACAAAATCTCGACAGCAACAAACTACAGCGTGTCGGGCGGCCTTATGTATGGCGGCCTGACCGGGTGGTTTGGATGGCTGCACGGACTCGACTGGAATCAGATAGCGTTAATCGGTGGTTTCATCATCGCAATGCTCACATTCATTACGAATATCTACTTTAAGCGGCGCCAGACCAAAGCGTATGAGAAAGCGCTTGATCGTGGGTATGTGACTCCACCACCACAGGATGACTGAACATGGCAACAGTAAAGAAAGTCGGTGGCACGGCCGGCGCAGTTTGTTCAGTAATGGCAATCATTGCAATAGTGCTGTCACAGGGTCAGGTTCATACTAATCAGAAAGGGCTGGAGCTGATTGGAAATGCCGAATCATGCCGCCGTGACCCTTATATTTGTCCTGCCGGCGTTCTGACGAACGGCATTGGTAACACCCACAACGTTAGAGCCGGCGTCCATCTGACAGACGAGCAGATAGCAAATTCCTGGGAAAA